GGGAACTACAACTTTTCCATAAATACGGTTGACCCCGACTTGAAAATTGACTTTATGGATTTGCAGCCCGCAGTGGCTATGCAGTCGTCCTTGTATGCCTATTACAGCGACCTGGCTGTGGATGCCCTTGCGGAACGTGACGACGCAGCGGACACCCTCAAACGAATGGAGGGCGAAGTTGAACTTGAAATCCGTAAGGACGCTGAAAAGAACAAGGTCAAGTTGACTATCCCCGAAGTCACAGCCCTGGTTGCGTCCGACTCCCGCCTGGTGGAGCAGCGTAAGGTTATCGTTGAAAAGACAAAGGAATTTAAAAAGTTGGACGGCAAGGTTAAGGCTCTTGACCAAAAGAAGTCTATGATTGAATGTGCCGTCCGTATGATGCTGTCAAAGTCTAACGTGTTGAGTTCCAAAGGCGTAGCCGAAGATTGGGCGGGCGACGAATCCACGAACTCTATCCGTAGGCATTTGAACGGCAGGTAACACAAAGTTTTCAGTATGACATATAGCAATTTTGTCGCTATGTTGCTATATTGAATTATCAACCCTGCGGGGTTCTCCGCTCCAAAGGGTTATGTGAATAGTGAACAGAAACAAAACGCAAAACGCAAACTAAACAAATAGGAGTTCAATATGGCAGGATATGACCGCAGCCGTATGTCCCTGGGTCGTCGCACCCAACAGCAAACAGATACCCGTGAATCCAACGGTGGTGTAACCCGTCAAGGATTTATGAACTATGGGTCCACCAAACTCAAATTTTTCAAAATGGGCGACCCTGGCACTTACCACGACATTAACATTCTTCCGTGGAAGATTGCAACAAAGAACCATCCCGAAGTTGTCCGCACAAAGGACGAACCCGAATTTCTGCGTAACGGCAACCCGAACCCCGCAAAGGTTATGGTTGGCGACCTGGATTACGTGCTTGACCTTATGGTGCATACCCGCATCGGACCTGGGAACGGTGACTACATTTGCCCGAAGAAAAACTTCGGTAAGCCGTGCCCGATTTGCGAACGTGCCGACGAACTTTGGAAAGACGAACGCACAAAGGACGAAGCCCGCAAGCTCTTTGCCCGTCGCAAGTGCATTTACGTTGTCCAGGAACTCACCGACGAATTTTACGACAAGGGCGAAGACCCGAAGATTTTTGAAGTGTCCCACGCTGTCTTCTCAAAGGACTTGCAGGACCGTGCCACCGCCTGTATGCGTGGCAAGGGCGTTGTGAACTTTGCCGACACTTCCATTGAAGAAGGTCGTGTCGTGTCGTTCAACGTGAACGAAGACACTATGGGCAACGGCAAGAAATTCAAGAAAGCTGCTAACTTTGAGTTCAACGAACGCAAGGAAGAAATCGCTGCGGACGTTCTCGCAAAGTGCCCGTCGCTTGACGCTATGATGGTGATTAAGACCTACGACCAACTTAAAGCTGCTCTTTATGGCGACCCCGACGACGTTGAAGAGGGCTATGAAAATCAGCCCGACGAAGGCGACGAAGGACAGGCTACACCTGCACGTTTCCGTGATAACAACCCGTCCGACGATATGGGTGACGAACAGCCGACTAATCGTCGTCGCCACGCAGAAGTTGAAGAAGACGAACAGCCCGCACAGGCACGTCGTCGTCCTGCTGCCGAAGAACCGCAGGACGAAGCACCTGCACGTCGTCGCCCTGTTGCCGACGAAGCCGAAGACGAACAGCCTGCACCGACTCGTCGTCGCCCTGTTGCAGAAGAACCGCAGGACGAAGCCCCTGCTCGTCGTCGCCCCGTCCAGGAAGAAGACGAGGCACCCGCACGTCGTCGCCCTGCACAGGACGAAGCCCCTGCCCGCTTCAAGGATAACGAACCGAAAGACGCTACCCTTGACGAAGCCGATTTCAATACGGACCCTTACACCGCAGCCCGTCGCAATTCCCGCAAGACTGCCGTGGACCAGGATTCGTCCAAAGAAACGACCCGTTCCGAAGCACCTGCACCGACTATGCCGTTTGACGACGAACAGCCCGAAGAACAGCCTGCAAAGCCCGCTCCGAGGTCTGTGCCGAAGCGTGACGTGGACGAAGGCGAATGCCCGAATGGTTATGAGTTCGGAACCGACTGTGAAAAAATGCCTTTGTGCAGCCGTTGTCCCGAAGCCATTTGGTCCAAGTGTGACAAGTGCAAACGCTTGATGGCTCGCAAGAAGTAAAATAACCCGTAAACAAACAGGGGGCGTTGGCTCACGCTAACGCCCCTTTTTAACCAGGATATTACTATGGCTAAAAAGAAAGAAAACGTGGTTGTGGAAGAACCCCGTGTGCGTATGGGCAGCGATTTGCTTGACCTGCTCATTGGTGGCGATAAAGGTGTCTATGGTTTGCCGTTCGGTGCCATTATCCAAATTTGGGGCGATAGCTCTGCGGGTAAGACCTTTATCAAGAACGAAATGATTGCGTCAACCTATTGGGCTATGGGCGGTCCGAAAGCTAAACTTGTTTGGGAGTCGGACGACTCCGAAACGGGCGATACGTTCAAGACCGAACGCCTGTATGGTGTGAACATTCACCCCGAAGTTCGTAAGATTGGAAACCTTAAATTTGAAGACTCCGAAACCGTTGAAGAAATGGACGGTAAACTTACGAATATGCTGAATTGGATGCCCGAAGATATGTATGGTATCTATGCGGTGGACTCCCTGGACGGTCTTGCAGACAAGACCAAAAAGGAAAAGGAAGCCAAACGTGCAAAGCAGCAGGCAAAGGGTGAAGAAGTCAAGGACGACGGTGACTACGGTGCCCAAATCGCAAAGTTCTTGTCCCAGGACTTTTTCCGTAACAAGCACAAGGCGTTGGAACGCAAGAAACTCACGCTCATTATCGTGTCGCAGACCCGCTGCAACTTCGGTGCCGTGGGTGCGTTCGCCCCGAAGAAAAAAACGGGCAACGGTGACGCTATGGAGTTCTACTGCCATACCCGCTTGAAGCTGTCCAGGCTCGCATTTATTGAGCGTGAGGGCACAAAGGTAGGCGTGGTCGTCAAGGCTGTTACAACGAAGTCAAAGACACCCCGTCCGTTCCGTGAAATCGTCTATACCGCTTACTTTGACTACGGTATTGACAATATCGGTTCCAACATTGACTACCTGTTTGACCTGCGTGGCGACGACGGCAAGCTGCTCACAAAGGCTGCTAACGCTATCGCTTGGAGTGCTACGGCAAAGAAGAAATCCCTCCCCAACCTTAAAGCGTGGCTTGAAAAGAACGGTTGGACTGCGGAATGCAGGGAAGACAAGAAATCCCAGGAAGGCAACGCTAATCTTTCCGTGGATTGGATTATCGGTTGGGCTACCGAAGACCCCGAACGCAAGGCTAACTTTGACGACGAATTTGGCGAAGAATTTACCCGTGACGAACTTATTAAGCTGTGTGAAGACAACCCCGAAATGGCGAAGGAACTCACAGAACGTGTAAGGGCGAAATGGGAAGAACACGAAGACGCTGTGGCGACAAAGCGTCCTGCCAAATACGGCAACAACTACGCTGAAAAGCCTGCTGCCGAACCCGTAGCCGAACCCGCAGCAGACGCAACCTAAAAAGGTCGTTATCTGTCTATATTTGTAGTAGTGGGGCGTGTTGCCCCGCTACTTTTTATTTTAAGGATTTATGGA